GCTCAGACTCAGCAGGATGTTTTCCGTAGTCAAGCTGAAGTGGTTGCAGCCATGTCTGACCCACGCTATGATCGAGACCCTGCTTATCGGCAGGATGTCTTTGCTAAACTTGAACGATCCGATCTTAATTACTAATGACTGACCATCCCTACGGTGTGCCTCATGAAGAGAAAGCTGAGCGTCTTAATGGACGTTTGGCTATGCTTGGTATCGTTGCTGCCATTGGTGCTTATGCTCTGACCGGACAGATCATTCCCGGTATCTGGTAATGCGTACCCCAAAAAAGAAATCTAACAAAGATTCTTTGATGATCGGGACCTCTTTCGAGATTGGTCCTGGTCACAAGGATGCTCAAAAAAAGCAAAAGATTTACAACAAAGGTAAAAGTACTGACAACCCTAATGAAAAGGATGTCTTTCTGAAAAGAACTGGACCTCAACTTCCTCTTGCTCAGAACAAGAAGAAGCGTAAACCTAAAGCTTAAATCCATGGCTAAACAAGGTCTCTATGCAAACATCAATGCTAAGCGCAAGCGTATTGCTGCTGGCAGTGGTGAAAAAATGAGGAAGCTTGGGGCAAAAGGCGCACCCACGGCTGCTAACTTTAAACGCGCCGCTAAAACAGCTAAGAAACGGAAATGATTCAATGCCCTGATTGCAACGTCCAAGAGCAGTATGTTCTGGAACAACTCCAAGTAAAAGCGGAGATCAAAGACAAGACTGCCCTGGCTGTGATCATGGGCAACATCAAACAAGAATCTGGTTTCCGCTCCAACGTCTGTGAAGGAGGTGCTATACTTCCTTACGACCAATGCCTTCGAGGAGGGTATGGTCTTATCCAATGGACAACTCAGAAACGCTACGATGGACTTGGTTCATTTTGTCGCCGTTATTCTTGTGACCCTTCTAGTCTTGAAGGTCAAGTACGGTACATGATTAACGAAGGACAATTCCGTGCTGAACTGAGTGAGTTCCGTACTCCTCATCAACCAGTTCCTTTCTACATGAATTCTGCTTCCTACTGGTTAGGTTGGGGGATCTTTGGTAGACGGGAACAATACTCATACGACTACCTAAAACGATTCAAATGAAAACTCTTGCTATCCTCCCCGCTGTCGCTCTGATGGCTGCACCTGCTTTCGCCGCTCCTTATGTGAATGTGGAAGCCAACTCCGGTTTTACCGGTTCTGACTACACTGGGACTTCGACTGACTTCCACGTCGGTGTCGATGGTTCCGAAGGCGCTGCCTCCTGGTACGTTCAAGGTGGTCCTACTATCTTTAGTCCTGACGGTGGTGAAGCTGACACCAAACTGACTGCCAAAGCTGGTGGTGGTGTTGATGTGAGCAAGCAACTTTCTGTGTACGGTGAGATTTCTGCTGCCTTTGATACCGTCAACAGCTACGGTACCAAGGCTGGTCTGAAGTATCGCTTCTAATCCTACTATGTGGTGGGTGGGAGGCAACTTTAATTACTTACTGACATGACTGCAACAATTGCACTTAAAAGGAAAGAGAGTGCCTGGGAGCAGTTTTGTTCCTGGGTGACCTCCACCAACAACCGTCTTTATGTAGGCTGGTTTGGGGTTCTGATGATCCCCTGCCTGCTGGCCGCCACTATTTGTTTTATTGTAGCCTTCGTGGCTGCACCACCTGTTGATATCGATGGAATCCGTGAACCCGTCGCAGGCTCCTTGTTGTACGGAAACAACATTATTTCAGGAGCCGTCGTTCCGAGCAGCAATGCCATCGGACTACACTTCTACCCAATTTGGGAAGCTGCTTCACTTGATGAATGGCTGTACAACGGGGGTCCATTCCAACTCGTCACTTTCCACTTCCTCCTTGGCATCTATGCTTACATGGGACGTGAGTGGGAACTTAGCTATCGACTAGGAATGAGGCCCTGGATCTTTGTTGCGTACTCTGCTCCTGTCGCCGCTGCGACTGCTGTATTCCTTGTTTACCCGTTTGGACAAGGCTCTTTTTCTGATGCTATGCCCTTGGGGATATCCGGCACCTTCAACTACATGTTGGTGTTCCAGGCTGAGCACAATATTCTTATGCATCCTTTCCACATGTTGGGTGTGGCCGGCGT